TTAGAATTTACATAGGTTAGTTCTTCTTTGACTCCTTTTCTTTTTAAGTCTTGAGTAATCTTGTTCATGGGTTTTTAGGGGTTTTTGTTTTATTCGTTGGGGGAAGTTTTTGTCTCTAGTACTTCGAACATTTCCATAGGCTCTTGATTAGTGAGCTTTATGAATATGTCATATGCTTGATCCTTGTTAAGTCTTAAGCTAGATGGCACATATACACCATCTTCTCTAGTAAGGTAAACCTTATCACCAGTTACTAAATCTGTCTTGCAGATAAATTCAAATTTTTTCATAGTTTTTTGTTTAAGTTTAAAAGTTTTGGTAAAATTAGGAAGTTTTTGGAATAATTTGAAAGATTTTTGTTAATATTTTCATAAAAGATTTTTGCTAGATTTTTGGGCACAAGATTTTTGCGGAGTTTTTGTGGGTTTTTTGGAGAGTTTTTGCATAGGGTTTTTGTTAGGTTTTTGCGACTGCAATACAGTTGCATACATATACTACAAAGCATACATATACAGCATACATAGTACAGCCCAAATATTGCCTATTTATAGCCCCAAATTTGGCTTATTTTTTTATTTTAGTATCATTGCCTTACTTTTATTTTTATTGTCTTAATTAGCTTTATTTTGCTAAAAAATTGTTCCAATTTTGGCGGTCTTTTGCTTTTTTATTATGCGGTCGGTTAATTTCTTGCAAATAAACAGCCTTAAGAGTCTCTATATAGTAAGCTATTTTAGGGTCCTTTGTAGCTTCTAATCTCTTAATTTTGTTTTTTAGTGCATAAATGTTAATCATGTTTATTTTTATTAGTTCGTTCCTTTGCCAGGATTCGCTCCTGGTTAATTAGTCCACTAACAAAGGATAAAGGGACCTAAATTTAATTAGATCCCTTTTTTATATTAACTAACTACAAAACCGCTCTTGTCTTTTTTAGCATCACCTTTAGCCTTGAGTCCTACCACTACATTAGAGGGATCAAAGTACCTTAAGTCTGTTAAGTCACCGTTTATAACTGGATAACCGTTCCAAAATTGGGGCAATTCATCCGTAAATACTACAGCTACATTACCACCGTTTTTTAATATTTGCATGGCTTCAGCTTCATTACTTTCTGATCTAGAAAAGGTTATTTTGTAACTGGTATTTTTATATCTAGATATGTGGTTTGGGTTCTTTGTATAGTCATAAAATAGTAAGTTATTGTAAAAAGGATCTAGAAAGTTTATACCAGAATAACGCTCCAATAAATAAAGGTGGTCTATATCACTGGTTCCGTTCAGTCTAATTGCTATTTTTACGTCCTTTTTTATTGCTTTATCATGAATACTTAACAATTCATTGCCTAATTGAATATAAAAAGCTTCTCTATTGTAGCCCCAAAATTTACTTTTATTGATCCTAGACTGTTGAACGTTTGAAAATTTGCCCCTACCAGCTGAATACAAACAGCTTTTTTTGCAGCCATCGGAAGCAAAAGGACAAAGATTGAAGCCTTGAACCTGGTTCGCTGGTGCCATATACAAAATAAATGTTTCTAGGTCGTTCTTTGCTGTTTTGGTATTGGTTATCCCTTTGCTCAAAAGGTTTTGAACTGGCTTATAACTTTTGTTTGTTTCTGTTTGTTTTGTAGTTTGTTGCATGTTATTTGAATTTATAGTTAATATTTTATTTATTCTCCGCATATTTGCCACGGATCAATACTATTTATGTTTTTTCTAGTAATATTTAAATTATCTAAAATAAACTTTGCTAGTTTCTTTTTTGTAGTCTCTTTGCTTAGGTCATTAGATCCTATTTGCTTGATAATATAGGAGGGTTCACAGCCTAAAATACGGTGACAAAATTTAATGTCTTGACCTAAATAGAAACTTTTGCCATATGCTTTTAATGTCCAATTATGAACAAAACCGTAGGTAATTGAAATTTGAATAGTCATTTTATTTTTCTTTTATTGATTGAATAATTGTTTTAGCAAGAGCCCAAACTGGTAGGCAAATAATAAGAATAAGAATAAGTTCTCCCAATGTTATAAACTGGTTCATGTTATTTAATTTTAATTAGGTGAATAAATAAACGGATCACATTAAAAGTAAAAGACAGGAACAAAATAGCTCCTAACAATTGGATAAAATTGGATAAGTTTTGCATATAATTTGTTTTGATTAGGATATAAAGATAAGTACTATATTAATACAAAGTACAAAATATTGTAAATATTTATAAAAAAGTTTAAATATTATTAGTGTTGTAACATTAATTATATAATATATATTATAATATCAATTATAAGATACTTTATAAATATATCCTTATATCATATATTATATTAGATATAATGTAATATTAACTAGATACAATAAAGATATAGTTAGTGTATGTATTATAAGTGTATTAGATCAACTATGGGTTAGTGGACGCAATTGAGTGAGAAACATATCATTAAATTAATCCCTTAACTTTGCCCTGGTAGGTAGCGATAGGGGAGGGGATAGGATAGGCTATTTAACATAATATTTATTATTGGTTATTAGGATAGACCCCCTACCCTTTTGTTTCGTGTAAAAGAATAGGGGAGTGGCTTGTGCCCCCTAAAATTCTGATACCAAACAATGACTTTAACTTTTTTGTATTTTGATTTTTTTATTTTGTAATAGACACATTAAGAATAAATATAATATGTTTAAGATAAAGAGAAACCATAAACTTCATCAACATGGCATATATACCTTATGGAGGAATATGTATAGGAATCAGCCATCTAAAATTAGAAGGATATTAACCATAAACAAGATTAACCAAGAACCATAATATGAATGCAGAATTTAAAGAGATAAGTAAAGAGGCTTTTATCATAGCCTATAAGGAGAACTTTGGCAATATCACCATTAGCTGTGAAGCGGCAGGGGTATCAAGAGGGATGTACAAGTCTTGGTGTGAGAAAGATCCTGAGTTTAGAAAGCGACTAGCTGAAATAGAGCCTGAAGAAATCATGTTAGACTTTGGAGAGCAGAAGCTAATGGAGAGGATTGCTAGGGGGGATACCTTAGCTACGATGTTCCTACTAAAAACCAAAGGGAAGCGTAGAGGCTATATTGAAAAACAAGAGGTTGCCCACGAAGGAGATGTAGTGAAGCAGATTACAGTCAACGTAGTTAGACCTGAAGAGTTGCCTAACATTCAAAAGCAGTTAGATGGTGATGAGCACAAAGAGTTACCTGAAGGGGAAATTATCAACTTTGATACCCAAGTAGAACCAGGAATGGTTATCCCAGCTACAATGGCTAGTGAAATCGATGAAATTCCACTTTATGACCATGATAAAGGCGAATATTTAGACCTAAATGACCAAGATGAGTATGAAGAGTAGAGTGAAACGAATTGTAAGCATAGCGAACAATTGTCTAAAATCAATTTAAAGGGCATTTAGAGACGATTTAAGACACTTTAATACCAAAATAGTATATATGTATCAAAAAACAAAGAAACTGACTTATATCGCCTTAAAATGAGTCAAAATGAATTGTCCGATATTTTGTCCAGACAAAAAACAGGACAGACTCGTACTAACTCGTAGCACTCGTAGCATTCGTACTAACTACGACTACTACGAATACTACGAATTAACCAAAAAACCAACATGAATGAACGTAACTACCAACAAAGTATTCCAAATCTTGCAAGAAAGTCAAAAAAAGATTTCAGTTATGCAAGGAGGAACAAGAAGTGGCAAGACATACAATATCTTGACATGGTTTATCGTCAAACTGTTACAAGAAAAGGGAAAGACGTTGACTATCTGCCGTTCCTCACTACCGTCTATAAAGGGTTCTGTAATGAGAGACTTCATAGAGATACTTTCGAAATATGGGCTTTACTCAGAAGACAAACACAACAAATCAGAAAGTCTGTACTTTTTAGGAGGAAACACCGTAGAGTTTGTTTCTACAGATCAGCCTCAAAAAATCAGAGGTCGTAAACGTAACTACCTTTTCATTAATGAGGCGAATGAGGTGAACTATGAATCTTGGATGCAGTTAGCCCTTCGTACAACCGAGAAGATTGTAATTGACTATAACCCATCGGATTACTACTCTTGGATATACGATAAGGTAATTCCTCGTGAGGATGCTGACTTTACTATCACTACCTACAGGGACAACCCATTTTTAGAAAAATCTATCGTTGAAGAGATTGAAAGGCTTAAAGATGCCGACCATGAATACTGGAGAGTTTATGGTTTAGGAGAAAGAGCCATCTCGGAAGCGACTATTTATACTCATTGGAAACGCAGAAGAACTTTCCCAGAAGGAGGGGAT